GATAGTGTAGATTCAATACCGTTTCATATAGGTGAAACATGGAATGACACTTTCGAGAAGGTCATGATGGCCGTCGTTCTAGCCTATTTCGGTGGAAGGAGTGGAGAAAAGGTTACAAGTATATTTAAAAAATAATAGCAATGCCTAGAATAAAAAATATAGAAAAAGATGTTACGGTAACTGGTAATGATAAATTATTAGGTACAGACATATCAGGAGCAACTAAAAATTATTTAATTAGTGATATTGCACTTGTTGCTAATGCTGCTATATTAGGTTTTAAGACTATTACTCATGATAATAATACACATACTATCGACTTAGATTCAGACGAAAACAATTATTATATAACCGCACAAAACGCAACAAACACATTAACAATAACTAATTACAATACTAATATTGGAAAATCAGGTACTATTGTTATAACAAACCCTTCAACAACAGGCTCACTCGCATGGGCCGCATTACAAGCCCAAGTTTATACCCCAGGTGGTAGTTCAATATCGTTTAATTTAACGGCAAATAAAGTTGCAATATTAACTTATTTTGTGGCTGCTACGGATATAATATTAGTTAACTATGTAGGAAACTTTGGAAGTTATCCTCAACCTTAAACTTCTACTAAATGAGGTGGCTTTGGAACAGAATTGATTTTTGGAATACTTCAAAAAATACAACTGGTACTACAACTACTAGTAGAAACACCGCCTACCCTAAAAATACTACAACAACATTTTCAACAAGTAAAAGCACAAGTGTAGAAACAAGCAGAAGTACAACATTCAGTACATCTAAAAGTACAGCTACAAGCAAGTCTACAACCGAAGAAAGATCAACTGTAATTGAAACCAGTAGATCAACAACAACGGTATATAATACAAGTACAGACACTACAACAAGTTTTGGTACTGTAGTTCCTACATCAATAAGTACTACCACTTCATTTAGTACAAATCATAATACAACAACTACATATAACACAAGTACAACTACTGTATATAGTACAAATAGAAGTACAAGCTTTAGTACAAATAAAACTACTACTACAACAATTGAAACTTCTAAAGATACAACAACTATTTATAGCACATCATTTAGTACATTTGTAAGAAATAGTATTAGTACATTAATAACAGCTTATAACACCAGTACGACCACAACAACAGTATATAACACTTCAACTTCTACAAATAAAAATACAATAATAAGTACTTCTAAAACAACCACAACTGCGTTTAACACAAGTACTATAACAAATAAGAATACTACTACCACATTTAACACCAGCACAATAACGCAAAAATCAACAAGTACAGTTTACAATACTAGTACAACAAGGACTATAGTTGACACTGGTAGAGACACTACCACAATATACAACACAAGTACAAATACATTTATAGGTAACTCTATATCAACATTAATTACCGCTTATAATACAAGTACTACAACAACTACTGTTTATAATACAAGTACTAATACAAATATAACTACAAATTTTAGTACCTCTAAAACTACAACAACATCATTTAATACTTCTACTATAACTATTAAATCTACTACAACAGTATTTAATACCAGTACAATAACCCAGAAAAGCACAACAACTGTTTATAATACTAGTACAACAAGAACTATAGTCGATACCGGTAGGGACACAAGTACAATATATAATACAAGTACTAATACGTTTGTAGGAAATTCTATTTCAACATTAATCACCGCGTTTAACACTAGCACAAGTACCACTACGGTATATAATACAAGTACTACCACAAGTATAACTACAGTTTTTAGCACAAATAAAAATACCACTACAGCTTATTCAACTTCATTTTCAACAAGCAAAACCACAAGTACTGTTTTTAATACTAGTACAATAACTCAAAAAAATACAACTACTGTTTATAATACAAGTACGACTAGAACAATAGTAGATACAGGAAGAGATACTTCTACAATTTATAATACTACTACACAAACTTTTATAGGTAACTCTATTTCAACATTAATTACAGAATATAACACTAGTACATCAACAACAACTATTTACAATACTAGCACAACCACTAATACTACAACTACATTTAGTACAAGTAAAACAACTAACACTGTATTTAACACATCTACTATTACTAACAAAGCTACTACTACAACTTTTTCTACTAGTAGGATAACTACCAAAACAACCTCAACAACTTTTTCTACTAGTAAAACAACGACTATAGAAACGTCGAAAGATACAACAACAGTATATGATACAACTTTTTCAACATTTGTAAGAAACTCTATTGCTACATTAATAACAGCATATAACACATCTGTATCTACAAACAGAGATACTGTTATATCAACATCAAAATCAACAAGTACAGTATTTAATACATCTACCGCAACAACCACAACGTTTAGTACAAATAAAGATACAACGGTATCTACAAGTAAATCAACTACTACAACGTTTAGTACAAATAAAAATACAACAACTGTTTATAGCACTAGCAAAAATACTATTACACAATTTAGTACGAATAAAAATACTACTACAGTATTTAATACTTCAACAGACACTAGCACGACATTTAATACAAGTACGATTACTCAAAAATCTACAACTACAGTATTTAATACCTCAACCGACACGGTGACAGCTTTCAACACATCGACAACAACCACAACTAGTTTTGGAACAACTGTGCCAACTAGCGTTAGTACGTCTACAACAGTTAGCACAAATAGATCAACAACAACAACCTTTAGTACGAGTAAAAGTACAACTACAACATTTAATACTAGTACCGCTACAGTAACTGTATTTAATACAAGCACTACAACTGTATTTAATACAAGTACAGCTACAACAACTGTATTCAACACTAGCACCGTAACAAGCAAAGCAACTACAACTACATTTAGTACTAGTAGATCTACAACGGTTGATACATCTAAAACAACAAGCACACAGTATACAACTACATTCCCAACGTTTATAAGAAATTCAATATCTACATTGATTACTGCTTATAATACAAGTACTGTAACAAGTAAAACTACTACATTTAGTACAAGTAAATCTACTTTAACTTCTTTTAATACTACTGTATCAACTAATAGAAATACTACAGAGTCGAGATCAACAACTACGGCTTATACAACAAGTACAGTATTTAATACAAGTACATCTACGACAACAGTGTATACAACAACATTCTCAACATCAAAAAGCACGACGACTACGTTTAGTACTAATAAAAATACAACCGAAAGTAGAAGTACAACTACCGCATATACAACCAGTACAGTATTTAACACATCTACTATAACTAGTAAAACAACAACGTTCGCTACGTCTAGAAGTACAACTACAACGTATAATACGTCAAAATCAACGACTACCACGTTTAATACTTCAACAACTACAACAACGCAATATACAACAACGTTTAATACGTCTAGAAACACTACAACAACATTTTCAACTTCAAGAAGTACTACAACAACATTTGCTACCTCAAAAAGTACGACTACAGCTTATACGACTACTTTTGCTACTTCAAGAAGTACTACAACAACATTCAGCACATCTAGAAGTACTACAACAACATTTGCCACTAGCAAATCAACAACGACTACATATAATACATCTAGGTCAACAACAACTACGTTTAATACCTCTAAAACAACAACGACTACGTTTAACACTAGTAGAAGTACAGATACGGTATATACTACAAGCATTGTTACATCTAGAACAACAACATTTGGTACAAGCAGAAATACAACAACAACCTTTAACACTGTAACTGCTTACAATACGACTACCACATATAATACGTCGAAAAGCACAGGAGAAAGCAGATCAACTGGAACAAGTAGAAATACTACTACAAGCTTTAATACAACAACAGCATATAATACAACTACAACCTATAATACTAGTAAAAGTACAGGTGAGAGTAGAAGTACAACAACTGCATATGCAACTACAACAACGTATAACACAAGTAAATCAACAACTACCACATATGCTACAGCCGCTTCATTAACAGGCTTTGATTCTACGCCATCTGCTAGTTTTGGTTTCGTATGTTTTGAAATGTTAACAGATACACGATTTGGTAGTAATGTATCTAGTGGAGTACCACAAGTAGGTTCAAATGTATATGCTATAAATAATACAGGGTTCCCATTATCTAATGGTCATTATGGTTGTGATTCAACTGGTGGTTCTGCATTTGGACCAGACACAATATATACTATTAGTGGAGGTTCTGGTGGAGTAGCATCATTAAGTAGTTGTGGTGGTGGTTTCTCAGATAGATCATTAAAGAAAAACATTAGACAATATGGTAAGTCATTAAATGGAATAAATATATACTTGTTCGAATTTAAAGATGAAAAATATGGTAAAGGAGTATGGCAAGGTGTTATGGCTGATGAAGTAGAACATATACCAGGTGCAGTTGTAGAGTGGAAAGGCCTTAAGTATGTAAACTACAATCACTGTGATGAAATAGATGTAGAATTTAAAAAGATATAATATGGGAGTTTATTTTAACGAAGATAATATAGTCGCACATACCGGTACAAATTTTGTAATAGAAAAGCTTACTAGAAAAAATCAAGATATGGAAGACTATACTATTTCTAGATTTAAATATATACAGGATGTTTTGCATTGTAAATTTAATCATGAAACACCTGCAAAAAACTTTGCTGGAGATGGAGCTGACTGTTGTGGGTGGGATATAACAGCTGAACAATATGACGGCGCTACATGGGGAGATATATTATATTTAGGTTTATATTTAGGTAAAACACCTGATTATATATATAAAAATAAATCTGTAACATCTTTAGATTTAATAGAATCGGACCAAGAAATAATAGATCATGTTACTTGGATAGATAACAATATCAATGTAATACAAAATGATGAGTGGACATATACCACGTCAAAACAATACGATATTATAATATGTGATTTATGGGCTATGCCAAACGACATAACTCAAGATCATAAAACAAGTTTGTTAAATAATTATACAAATAATTTAAAATCTGGTGGTAAAATAATAATACCAATATCAGGTGAAACAATAAATTAATCATGCCAAATACTAGTAGAAGTACAACAACAACATTCGCTACCAGCAATCTAACTGCTGAAAGTAGAAGTACGACGACGGCGTATAATACTACTACTACGTATAATACCAGTAGAGGTACGGCTGAAAGTAGAGCTACCGGTACATCTAGGTCTACATCAACAGCATACAATACTACAACTTCTTATAACACTACAACTACCTATAACACATCAAGAGGAACAGGGGAAAGCAGAAATACATCTACATCTAGATCAACTAGCACAGCTTTTAACACAAGCACTTTAACAACTTATACAAGTTTTTTCACTACAAGTAGATCAACTACTACCACATTTAACACTAGCAAAAATACAACTACTACGTTTGCTACTAGTAAAAGTACTACCACTACGTATAATACTAGTAAGAGTACAACTACTACATTTAACACTAGTAAGAGTACAACTACTACGTTTAATACATCTACTACCACTACTACAACTTTTAATACTTCTACTGTAACATCTAAAAGTACAACAACTACGTTCAATACAAGTAAAAGTACGACTACAGTCTTTAATACCTCTACTGCTACTACAACAACATTTGCTACAAGTAAGTTAACAACTAAAAGTACAACAACCACATTTAGTACAAGTAGGAATACTACAACCACATTTAATACATCTAAATCTACGACTACAGCATTTAATACTAGTACAACAACTGTTTATACTACAACTTTTTCAACAAGTAAAAACACTGCTGAGTCTAGATCTACAACAACAGTATACACAACTAATACGGTGTTTAATACTAGTACAGCGACTACTACCACTTTTAATACATCAACTATAACTAGTAAAAGTACTACTACAACTTTTAGTACAAGTAGGAATACTATAGAAAGCAGAAGCACCACTACAACTTATACTACTAATACGGTATTTAATACATCAACACTTACAGGTAGAAATACTACAACTGTTTATAATACTAGCACAACAACAGTATATTCAACAGTATTTGAAACATTTAGAAATACATTATCTACGTCAGCGGTAAATGCGAATACTACGAGACTAACAAGTAAAAATACTATAACCGTATTTAATACATCTACTAGCACTGTATTTAATACTAGTACATCAACCACGACAGCATATACAACTACGTTTAGTACAAGCAAAAACACTACTACAACTTTTTCAACGTCTAGAAGTACAAGTAAATCTACATCAAAATCTACTACTACAACGTTTAGTACGAGCAAATCTACCACTACAACGTTTAACACAAGCACTGCAACTACAACTGTATTTAATACATCAACTAATACTATTACGGTATATAATACAACTACTGCAACTTCTAAAACAACAACAACAACAGTTGAAACATCAAGAAGCACTAGTACTACATTTGAAACATCAAAAAGTACTACTACTGTGTATACAACGACATTCAGCACTAGTAGAAATACAACAACAACGTTTAGTACTAATAAATCAACTAACACAGTATTTAACACGAGTACGGCAACCACGACTACCTTTAATACATCGACGGCAACTAATACAGTATATAATACTAGTACTACAACTACAACAGTATTTAACACAAGTACAAATACAGTATTCAATACTAGTACATCTACAAATACTACAGTTAGTACGAGTAAAAATACTACAACAGTATTTAACACAACAACAAACACTGTTTATAACACAAGTACCGAAACATTTAACAATACTTTATCTACTATAGCTATAAATAGAAATACAACCAAATCAACAAATACTATTACGATAACGGCGTTTAACACAAGTACAACAACGGTATTTAATACGTCTACAAATACAAGTACTGTTTATACAACAGCATTTAATACAAGTACTTCAACAACTACTGAGTATACAACAACATTTAGTACAAATAAAAATACTACAACAGTATATAATACGTCGACTTCTAAAAGTACAACAACAACAATTAGTACATCTAAGTCAACAACAACTGTTTATGAAGAGTCTAGAAATACACTAGTAACTCAAGCAATGTTTAAAACAACAGCTTATAATACCACTAAGACTACTATAACAGCATTTAATACAAGTACGGTAACAACATTTAATACAAGCACAAGTACAACTACAATATATACTACAACTTTTGCTACAAATAAAGATACTACGACAGTATATAATACAAGCACAGTAACATCAAAAACTACTAATACTGTATATAATACATCAACTAATACTTCATTTACCACAACAGTTAGTACTAGCAAGAGCACGTCAACGGTGTATTCAACACAAAGAGATACTTTGTCAACTTCTCCAATGTTTGTTTCAACATCGTATAATACGACTAAAACAACAATTACCGCGTTTAATACAAGTACAGTAACAACATTTAATACTAGTACGTCAACAACAACAGTTTATACAACGACGTTTTCAACTAGCAAAGCAACAGATACACAATATACAACAACGTTTGAAACTAGTAAAGATACAACAACAGTTTACAATACGTCAACAGTAACGCAGGGTTCTACTACAATAAGCACTAGTAAAACTACATCAACAAGTTTTGAAACTTTTAACAATACGTTATCAACAGAGGCTATATATAGATCTACTGCAAAGTCTACTAGCAAAACTACAATTACAGCATTTAACACCAGTACAACAACTGTGTTTAATACAAGTACTAATACTACGACCGTGTATACTACAACTTTTGAAACTAGTAAGTCTACAAATACAGAATATACTACAACTTTTGAAACAACAAAAGATACGACTACTGTGTTTAATACTAGTACTTCAACAGCTGCGAATACTATTATTAGCACCAATAAGAGTACAACAACAACATTTGAAACGTTTAATAATACATTATCAACAACTGCAATAAATAGAAATACAAGTACGTTAACAAGTACAATAACTATAACTGCATATAATACTAGTACGTCAACGACAACAGTATACAATACATCAACAAATACAGTATTTAATACTAGCACAGTAAGAACAATATCTACTAATAAAACAACAAATACAGTATTTAATACAAGTACATCAACTATTACAGTATACAATACATCAACTGCAACAACCAAAAGTACTAGCACTACGGTTTCAACTAGTAAGTCAACAACAACAGTTTATAATACAAGTACAACAACAATATACGAAACAAGTACAGTATTTAATACTACAACAGTTTATAATACATCAACAACAACAGCATATAATACTAGTACAACAACAGTATATAACACTACAACAACAACCGCTACTAGCTCAATAGTTAGTACATCTTATGCAACAGCGTTTGATACGACAACTAGCATTATAACAACTTGGTATGATCCTTCAACAAGAGCACACCAACCTGGAGACGTGTCGCATCACCCAAGAAGTTAGTATTATATAAAACTATGTAATAAATATATTATACAAATTTAAATTTAATTTTATGGAAATGTTTAATAAAAAAGAACTCGATAAAAGAATCGGGCCTTTAAAAAAAGATAAGGGATTATATCAACTAGAACAAGTAGAAGGTTATGTAATCAGAAAAGCTAGCGAAAGAGGGTTGGAATCTAGCTATGATGTTATGGCAGAAGAAATGCCATATTTCAAAACCTTAGCATATACAGAATATGCCGGTAATTTTTATTTACAACCGTTAAACTTTAAACTAAGAAACGAACAATTAATAGACGCGTTTCATTGTACTGAAAAAATAAAACAATTAGATTATTCTGATTGGCTAGTAAATAGAATAGTAAATAATCAAGCAAATAAATATTTAGAAAGAGATGAAAAAGCTTTAGCTAAATATCCCGCAAAAGATTATATTGTTGTTTTACCGGGATCTAATAAAGTTAGAGAGAATGTATGTTTAAATAGATTAAAGTTTATTGCTAGAGAGCATGGCGATAATATTTATTTTAAACCACATCCGATAACTACACATCAAATCATTGGTGAATTAAAAGATTTTTTTGGTGAAGATAATGTTTTACCAAGAAATATAAACATGTATTATTATTTACAAAAAGCTAAAGGTGTGTATACAACACATATTAGCGAAAGTTGTATTTACGGTGTAGTATTAGGAAAAGATACACAACCTATAGATGTTTGGAATAATATACAAAGAGGTTCATTTTATTGTATAAATAATCATTTATTATATCATCAAGATAAAGCAAAGAATTATATCAATAAGACTTTTTCAAGTTATAAATCAGGTATTATAAATCCTGAGCTAGATTCAAACTGGCAAGAAAAAGTTGATAAGTATATTGATTATATATGTGAAAAAAGAGATAAATATAAAAATTGGTTCTTAGACGGAAGAACACAAAAGAAATAAAATGAAACTTATAAGAAAAATTACTATAGGCAAAGATTATAAAAATGATGCAATGCACTATTCTGTTGGTCAAGATGTATATGGTGGCCATACAATAGATTCTATAGTCGAAGAAAATGATAAGTTTTCTATTTATATTAAAAAAGGAAAAGAGGTTTTGCCTTGGAAAGATTTTAATAAAAACATGGCTATATCTGTTGAATATAATTTAGAATATTAATGCAAAGTATATCTGATTTTATAATCAAACCTAAAAATAAAAGATATAACAATACAAAACAAATTGGTGATTCCGAGCTACTGTTAAATTCAGAAATCTCGGATCATCAATATGTTAGCAGAAATGCTATTGTTTTAGCTACACCTTTAATTAATAAAACAAATATAAAAGCGGGTGATGAAATAATTGTTCATCATAATGTTTTTAGGCGTTGGTATGACGTTAGGGGTATAGAGCGTAATAGCAGAAGTTATTATAAAGAAGATAAATATTTTGTAAAGCCTGATCAAATATTTTTATATAAAAGAAACAATAAATGGTGTGCTCCAAAAGGTTATTGTTTTATTAAACCAATTGTATCTAATAATATTATAGAAAAAGAAGTTCCGCTACGTGGGATAATTAAGCATGTAGATAAAGACTTAACTGGTATTGAAAAAGGAGATCTAGTTGGTTTTACGCCAAGCAGTGAATATGAGTTTATTGTTGGAGGTGAAAGATTATATAGAGTACTAACTAATTCAATATCTATTAAATATGAACGTCAAGGAAACGAAAAAGAATATAATCCAAGCTGGACATGATGCGGTTAAAGAGCTTATTAAAGTAGCTAAAGAACCTATTGTTGAAACAGAAGATGATATATCAGCTGATAGATTAAAAAATGCAGCAGCCACAAAAAAGCTAGCTATATTCGATGCTTTCGAAATATTAAATAGAGTTGAAGAAGAAAAAGCTCTATTAGAAGGAACTACTGTTGATAAAAAAGAAGAGTCATTTAAAGGCTTTGCTGAAAGAAGATCTAAATAATGTATAAGCAATCATTATATAGTATTATAGAGCCTGTAAAAATTAATACTATTAAAAGACTTAATAAATCAAAAAAATGGGATTATGGTTACAATAAAGAAAATGATATTATCGTTATATCAAAAACTGGTCAAATTGGTGAAATATATCAAATCCAAAATCTTAGGATAGCATTACCACCAGCGCCAAAAAATATTAGCAAAGAAAATAATAAATGGACGGTGCAGGAGTACCCAAAAGAATTATCAAAATTAAAAACAATATTTGATTGGAAAGATTTACCAGCAGACTTTAAAAATAAGTGGCATGTTTATATTGATAGAGAATTCACCAAACGCGATGAAGGCTATTGGTTTTACAACAAAGGTAATCCTACTTATATCACTGGGGCTCATTATATGTACTTGCAGTGGACCAAGATTGATGTTGGGAAGCCAGAGTTTAGAGAAGCAAACAGATTATTCTTTATTTTCTGGGAAGCTTGTAAAGCAGATACAAGATGTTACGGAATGTGCTACCTCAAAAATAGACGGAGTGGCTTTTCATTCATGGCATCATCAGAGACTGTTAACCAAGCTACCATCTCTTCAGACGCTAGATATGGTATACTTTCAAAATCAGGTGCTGATGCCAAAAAAATGTTTACAGATAAAGTCGTACCCATATCTGTTAACTACCCATTCTTTTTTAAACCAATACAAGATGGAATGGATAGACCAAAAACCGAGCTTGCATACAGGGTACCAGCAAGTAAATTTACTAGAAGAAAAATAGTTACAAATGAAAAAACTGAAGAACTGGCTGGGCTTGATACCACAATTGATTGGAAAAATACTGGGGACAATAGTTACGATGGTGAAAAGCTTGCGCTACTTGTACACGATGAGGCCGGTAAATGGGAAAGACCAGAAAACATCTTAAACAACTGGCGTGTAACTAAAACTACATTAAGATTAGGTAGTAGAGTTATAGGTAAATGTATGATGGGTTCAACAAGTAACTCATTAGATAAAGGAGGTGAAAATTTTAAAAAACTATATAATGATTCAGATGTTACAAAAAGAAACCGCAACGGACAGACTCGCTCAGGATTATATAGTTTGTTCATACCTATGGAATGGAACTTCGAGGGATTCATTGATTCTTATGGATTACCTGTATTCAACACTCCCAAAGAGCCGGTTGAAGACAGCTACGGCCAATATATTGACGTCGGGGTTATTGAGCACTGGGAGAACGAAGTTGAAGGTTTAAAAGGAGATCAAGACGGTTTAAATGAATTTTATAGACAATTTCCGCGTACTGAAGAACACGCTTTCAGAGATGAAACTAAAAATAGCATATTTAATCTTGCTAAAATATACGAACAAATTGACTACAATGAAGAGGTTGCAAACTTGGGTAACGTTACCATTGGTAGTTTTTCGTGGAAGAACGGAATAAAAGATACAGAAGTACAATTTACTCCAAATCCAAACGGTAGATTTAAAGTTAGCTGGGTGCCACCTTTAAAATTACAAAATAATATAGTAATAAAAAATGGATTTAAATATCCCGGTAATGAACATATTGGAGCTTTTGGCTGTGATAGTTATGATATATCCGGCACAACAGATGGTAAAGGATCTAACGGCGCTTTACACGGGCTTACAAAATTTAGCATGGAAAATGTTCCGGCTAATATGTTTTTTTTAGAATACATATCTAGACCGCCAACTGCGGAAATGTTTTTTGAAGATGTATTAATGTCATTAGTATTTTATGGTATGCCAATACTTGCAGAAAATAATAAGCCTAGATTATTATATTATTTAAAAAGAAGAGGGTATAGAAGATACTCTATGAACAGACCTGATAGGTCTAAAAATAAATTATCTGTCACAGAAAAAGAAATAGGTGGCATACCTAATTCAAGTGAAGATATACGACAAGCACACGCCGCTGCAATAGAAACATATATAAATGATTATGTTGGGCTTAAAAGTGATGGTACTTATGGTGATATGTATTTTAATGGCACATTAAATGATTGGGCTAAGTTTGATATAAACAAAAGAACAAGATTTGACGCAGCTATTAGTTCAGGGCTTGCCATTATGGCATGTAATAAAAATAAGTATGCACCTAATGTACAAAAACAAAAAACAGAATTGAATATAAGTTTTGCAAAATATGAAAACAAAGGATCTTTATCCAAAATAATAAAAAATTATGGCTGAATCAGTTATGAAAAATTACTTCCCGAGCCAAACGGTCAGTGATAGCGAAAAGCTAGATCAAAAGTACGGCTTAGAAGTTGCGAAAGCTATAGAAAATGAATGGTTTAAAAAATCTCATGGAGTAAACAGATTTTTTCAACACCAAAATAATTTTCATAAACTAAGATTATACGCAAGAGGGGAACAAAGCATACAAAAATATAAAGATGAATTATCTATTAATGGTGATTTGTCATACCTTAATTTAGACTGGAAGCCAGTACCTATTATACCTAAGTTTGTAGATATAGTTGTAAATGGTATTGCAGAAAGAACTTATGATATAAAAGCATATTCTCAAGATCCATATGGTGTTAGTAAAAGAACAGATTATATGGAAGCTATCTTAGCAGATATGCGTACTAAAGAATTTACACAACAAATAAAAGATGAATTAGGTTTTGATTTTGGTAGTATGCCAGCTGATAAGTTACCTGATAATGAAGAAGAGTTACAATTGCACATGCAGCTTAGTTATAAACA